CCCGGACTAAAGCACAGAATTCTTATATCCTGGTTGGTAACTACCTGTAACGGGATTCTTCAACATATTGTCCATGTACCTACGGACAGCTGTCATTATTTTACGTCCTGACAGCGGGACGAAAACGAGCGCAAATGCGCTCTATTCCAAGCCAAACTTGGAACGGTACCAGTCCAGACGCTCGTCATACGACGGCAAATCAGCGACATAACCCATGAGACCCGACTCACGAGCAACATCCATCAACTGGCACCGCTTCTCCTCATACACCTCACGTCCGAACTCAAAATACTTGAGCGCAGCGTTGGAAATCGCCTCAGCAGATGACTGTTCCATTGAAAGAACTCCACTCTCCATATGAGAGTGCAACATCTTAGCAATTGATCCCTCCTCACACGGGGAACGATAAAGCTTAAGCTCATCATCCCACACAGCGAAGTGCTTAAGGAAACTCGCTTCCGACAAATGAATGTACGGAACCGATTCAGCGTCCTTATCAGCCATGGTATACTTGATACCCATGGACTGAAAAACGGACGCAATCCGAGTGTAATTAATACTCGGATAACCCTTCTTGACGGTCCCGACATTATCATCGCCATAAACCATCAATGCAAACACCTTACAAAAAGGCGGAATTCTGAGCCAACCATCCTCTTCAGCAATCGTATAATACGCATATCGCATATAAAGAGAATTGACCAATGAATTAATAATCACGGTCAATGGATGGCCAGAAGGGTTAGAACCAAAGAATTGCACCAAGGTCCCAAAATAATCATACGTTGGGTACGTAATCTCGGTCGCAATACCGCGCATGATCTCAAGATCGCGATCAGAGTAATTCCCACTCATCTCAGCAATCGCGTTCAATAGCTTAAAGGACGCGAACATAAAGCGTGAAGCCATACGTCCATCAAACGCAGCATAATCTCCAGCGATTCCTCGCTCCCAACCGTACTTACCGATGTGCTCAAACATTGTCGTCCATTCCGGCGACTGTTGAACAACACCGACAGCACACTCAAACAAAACTTGATTGCGTTGCACAAGTGCAGCCAAAGACAAGTAATACTTGCGAACCAACAAAATCATAGCAAAATTGCAAGCAGCAAACACCCGAACCTTGTCCTTGGTAACTTTCGTGGGCTCATCCTTCAATGAACCCTTGAAGACAGAATTAATTCGCTCCCCACGAGCGAGCTTGTCTTCAAGACGCGCGACCTCATCCCAAACCTGCTGGGGAGCATCACGCACACACGAAAT